CATCAAATAAGGTTGTATTTAATTTTGATGATACGGATGCTCGATGGGTGAGAAATGTTTTTAATACAGATCCACAGCGGACAGCCACCCCCGGCACTTTTGCGCCGGCAGCGTCGGCCGAAAGTTATTGGCTTGGTGAAAGTTACGAACAAGAAATGAAGCGCCGAAGTATTATCGGCGCCTCCTCTTATGGCGTAATTCTTCCAATCGCCAACAATACGACGGTAACTCTGGGGCCATCTGACATGAAGCTTGCTTCTCGCGAAGCCGTAGCCGGCTGGTTCATCAGTCAAGATCTCGGCGCTTCTGGCAGCTTTCAGCCTCAAACAACTTCCCAAAAGCTTTTCCGGCTGAAAGGCAGAGGCCACGGAGAGTGGTTAAACAAGAACTGCAAGGTCTCAATTGCTAACCTTAGAGAGTCAAACACGACCCTCAGCGGCTATGGTACTTTCTCTGTGATTATTCGCCACCTCCGCGATTCGGATGCCGATGTGACAGTAATTGAACGCTTCGATAATTTGACCCTTGATCCTGCATCTCCAGATTACATCGCTAGGAGAATCGGTACTCAATATCAGGTATGGAATTCGACTGATAAGGTATTGAGATCTTTTGGGCTTTATCCAAATAATTCAAAGTTTGTTTATGTTCAAGTGAACGAACAAGTTGATGCCGGCACAACCCCCGAAACGCTTTTGCCGGCCGGCTATTTTGGCCCTCCCAGGTTTAAGGACACGGGCACTATTACCGGTAGTTATGATGATTCTGCGATTGATAACACGATGATTTATTTCCCGGCGAGCGGCGGCCTTTTGAATTCAGACTCGCGCGCGATCCTATCAGGGGGTATAAGGGACATCACACGCGACGGATCCCTCTCCGGTACCCTAAAATTTCCAGATACTCTTCTTCGGGTGAACGCTTCTGACGGAGGGCTTTTCCCACAGACAAGAGCATATTTTGGATTTACCGCAGTGAAGACGCCGACTGTCACATCAACGTCCCCCGGCATTGGTGATTATTTTAGATTATTGACAGCCGACTTCCCCGATGATCCAACCACTTACAATACTCAGAGCCCCGCTCAAATGTCTGGATCATCCGCGTGGGGTTATATGTTCTCCATGGATGATATTAAAAAGTCCTCGGCCGGCGCCTATTCTTGGGCGTCTGGATCGCGCGAGGCCGGCCTCGGCAATGGTTTTTCAACGACGCTATCCGATGGATACCGACAATTCACGGCTCCCTTCTGGGGAGGATTTGATGGGTTTGATATCCGGGTACCCGACCCGATGTATAACGCCGGCATGACTGACGGCTCTTCTACAGAGGAAAATGATTATATTTATTATACCTGGAAGCGCGCAATCGATATAGTCGCAGATCCAGAGTATATTGATATGAATATGCTTGTTGCACCGGGATTGACATTGCCGGCCCTCACTACTCATATAATAAGAACTTGTGAAGAGCGCGCCGATGCCCTAGGCATTATTGACCTTCCGGATGTTTTTGTTCCAGAACAGGAGGCATATTACGCTTCTGCGGCCAGCCGAATCGCCACAACGCCCACGCAAGCTGCCGCGGCCTTAAAACTTAGAGTAATTGATTCAAGTTATGGGTGTACGTTCTATCCATGGGTACAAACCAAGGACGACGGCCCATCGCAGCGCATTTTGTGGATTCCGCCTTCTGTGGCAATGCTGGGGGTTTTTGCAAGTTCCCAAGCGGCTACTGATTTGTGGTTCGCCCCGGCGGGCTTCAATCGCGGCGGTCTTAGCGACGGCGCCGCAGGAATTGGCATTACCGGGATTACGGAACGACTAACATCCGATAATCGCGATACGCTCTATGACGCAAATATTAACCCAATTGCTTCATTCCCATCAAGTGGAATTGTGGTATTTGGTCAGAAGACGCTTCAGGAGCGCCAGTCTGCCCTCGACAGAATTAATGTTAGAAGGCTCGTGATCTACCTTAAGAAGCAGATTTCCATTCTTTCTACTCAAGTTCTTTTCGAACAGAACGTTCAAGAAACCTGGAACAGATTTAAGGGACTCATTCGTCCACTTTTGGATACTGTCAAGATTAGATATGGAATTACCGACTATCGCCTGATTCTCGATGAGACCACTACTACGCCCGACTTGATCGATCAGAACATCATGTACGCCAAGATTATGATTAAGCCGGCACGAGCCATCGAATTCATCGCAATTGACTTTGTGATTCTGTCAACGGGCGCTTCATTCGATGACTAAAGAAGTGAGAATATTTTTACTTTCAATACTATTTAAAATAGAACATACTTAGGAGATACAAAAAAATGGCATTTTGGTCAGAAAACTTTGCTACATTGGGTACGGACGGTAATCCGTTAGCAGATCCAAAAAGAAAATTTAGATTTAAGGTAGAAATACTTGGCATTGCCACTGATGCTGTGTTGTGGTGGGCGAAAACAGCCAACAAGCCCTCTTATACAATTGCCGCAACAGAGCACAAGTATTTAAATCATACTTTCTATTATCCCGGGACTGTTACTTGGAATGAAGTTGTCATGACGTTTGTTGATCCGGCCGGCGACCAGGATATGGCAAGCCTGGTCAGTCAATTGGTCATTGCCGGCGGCTATCATCCCCCCGCCGCACCCAGCACGGACACCGAACCCCACCCAATGTCCACGATGACAAAGGGGGGCGCCTGCAGCGCACTTAACAGCGTTAAAGTTACTCAGATTGATGGCAACGGCGCAGATATTGACTCTTGGACGTTATATAACGCATTTATTACCGATGTTAAATACGGCGAATTGGCATATGGGGACGACGAATTGGTGGAAGTAAGCCTTACCTTTAGATATGATTGGGGATTGGTTGAGTACCCATCAAGTGAGAGTGGTGGTGGTTCCCCGACCGGCTTCATGCTCAGCACTGGGGTACCAAGACTAGTCTTGCCAAGCTGATCCGCGCAAACGTTTAACAAATATATTTTATTATAAATCAAAGACAAATGAGGTGAACATTGTCAAGAAATAAAGAGCGCGTGGGAGCACAGAACGCGAATGTAGAAACTCCCCACGCTAATTTGAACCCAGATAATTCCGAAGGCTTCTCTTTCGTAGTGCCAACGGAATTTGTTGAGCTTCCGTCTCGGGGAAGATATTATCCAGAAGGGCACCCCCTTCATGGACAAGATACAGTTGAAATTCGCCAAATGACGGCGAAAGAAGAGGACATTCTTACGTCCAGAACACTCTTGAAAAAAGGCATAGCTCTTGATCGGGTATTACAAAGCGTTATCGTAGACAAACGCATTAATGCCGCTAGCATGCTCGTTGGCGACAGAAATGCTACCATTATGGCGATGAGGGTTTCCGGCTATGGCGCCAAGTATGAAACTAAAGTAACGTGCCCTTCTTGTGCTGTGAGTCAAAAGTATGCATTCAGCCTGGGAACGTCTTCTCTTTATTATGGCGATAAGTTGGACAATTTGGAAATTGCAGATAATGAAGATGGAACTTTTAATGTTGAGTTGCCGCAGACAAAGCTCAATGTTACTTTTAGGTTGTTAACTGGTTATGACGAGAATAATCTTTTGAACACCACCCAAAAAGATCGCAAGAGAGAAAATGAAAAGAATGTTACCAGGCAATTAGAAAATATTGTGGTTGCAGTTAATGGAAATTCATCTGCGCAAGCAACAAAGTTTTTAATTGATAATATTCCATCGACAGATTCGCGCCACCTAAGATTGGCGTTTGCTGCCGCATGTCCCAATATCGATCTCACTCAATCATTTGAATGCCACGAATGCGATTTCGCTCAGGACATGGAGGTGCCGCTTACAGCGGACTTTTTTTGGCCTGACCGATGAATATATGGAGAATGTTTACGAACAGTTCTTCTTTTTAAAATATTCAGGTGGTTGGTCGTTCTCGGAAGCATATAATCTTCCTATTGGTTTGCGAAAGTGGTTTGTTGAAAGGCTCGTAAAGCAGTTGGAAGCGGAGAAAAAAGCAATTGAAGATGCAAATAGGGAAGCGCGCTCTGGTGGGGCTCGAACCCAAACTTTAACTCCCTACAATAATCCCGGGCGCCCCAAGGGATAAGCGAATGAAGAAAGACAGAACTTGGTTCTGTCTTTTTTATTGTGAAAGCTATTTAGTGATAGACCTTCTCTGTAGGTTATAGGAATATATTATGCCAGATCCCGTTGATCCCGTTGATGACCTTAAAGTACTTAGAGACTTAGTAGAACTCAATAAGGAGCGTAACAAGAGCGTCAAAACTCTCGAAGAAGAGGCCGACCGGCTTAAGATGGTCGCCGATTACGAGGAAAAAAGAGCTAAGACAACTCGCGGCAAAATCCTCGCACAGAATCAGTTTCTTGAGGGCCTTAACAAAGAAATGGCCGCACTCAAAAAGAAAAACAAAATTCAACTTGAAAATAGCGAGATCACAGCCGACGAGGCCGCGAAGAACGTGCGCGCTCAAGAGGAGCGCATTATTCAACAAGAACAATTAATTGAGAAGAACGAAGAGTTTAATCATTCTCTTCGCGACTCTGTTTCTGCCGCAGAAGATTTGGCTGGGTCCTTAACAAATGCTTTTTCTAGTAAAACTGGAAATCGGTTAAAAGGGGCCTACGAAGGCGCCAAAAAGTTTCAGGAGGGTATCGATGGTGGCGACGTTGCCATGGCCGCATTCTTGAAAAAGTTCAAAGGCGTGGCCGGAATTATGGTTGTCGGAAGGTTTCTTGACGAAATTATAGAGCTAACTCTGGCAGTTGATAAATTAGCCGTATCCTTCAGAAAGGGCACTTTGGCATCCAAGGAGTTGACGCGCGAGATAACTGGCAACTATAAAGCAATGATTAAATTTGGGTTAACCACCGAGCAGGCATTAGCCGGCGGCCAAGCTCTTTTCCGCACTTATACAGATTTTACGATGTTGACGCAGACCCAGCGACAGGGGGTGACCGAATTATCATCAACGATGATGTTGCTGGGTGTCTCGGCAGGATCCGCCGCGAAGGCGTTCCAAACCGCAACTGTGTCTTTTGGCATGAGCGCGGGGGAGGCACGACATACCATGAGAGAACTGTTCTCGTTCTCGCAGGCCGCCGGCCTTGATTATGGCGAAATGATTACTAAATTTGGCGAAATGGGCCCCGCGCTAGCTAAATTTAGCGACGTAACTGGAACCTTTAAAGACTTGGCCCGAGTTTCGAAGATTACCGGTATGGAAATGCAGAAGATATTGGCCCTTACTGATAAATTTGATACCTTCGAAGGCGCCGCAACCCAAGCAGGTAAGTTAAACGCCGCATTGGGCGGAAACTTTGTAAATGCGATGGATCTTATGATGACAACTGATCCAGTCGAAAGATTTGGGATGATTCGCGACTCTATTTTGAATGCAGGATTGAGCTACGAGTCTATGAGCTACTATCAGAAGAAATATTTTGCTGAGGCTGCTGGTTTGGAAAATGTGGCAGATTTATCGAAATTATTGAGAGGCGATATGGATGCCTTGGGGGGCGCAACGGAAGAGCAGGCCGCTAGCTTGGCGGAATTGAAGCAGATAGGGTTTGACATGATGCCTGTTTTAACAAAATTTGCAGCAGCATTTAAGGCGGTTTTTGAAGATGTTAATGCTGAAGCGTTTGCGGACGCCCTCGGAGGACTAGCCGACTTTGTAATTTTTTTGCTTCCTCTTTTAAAACTCTTGACGGGGGTAATCGTTGGCGTTGGTACGGCGCTCTTCATTGGGTTCATTGCACCCCTTATAGGTGTTTTTGCCCCCGCTATCGGCACATTTCTTGCCGCCAAAGCCGGGTTAATGGGGATCGCCGCGGGTGTGGGTGCTCTCGTCACCGTGCTCGGTGTTTTTTCTAAAAAGACCATGAAAGAAAAACAAAGCCCATATACGATACTAGGGGGCATGCAGGAGATGGAAAGGACGTTTGAGGGAATAGGGACGGCTGCCAAATCTGCGTCACCCGAAATTCAAACGACGACCGCGGCAATGGAAACACTTCCAGTAGATCGAGCAACTCCACCAGTTGGCGCCACCGCCGGATCCGTCGCCACCGTGACCAAGCAGCCGATGATTTTTAATATGCAGGTCGACGGAGAGACCATCGCGAAGCTAGCTCTTAAGGGAGAATACGGATTGGGGAAAGAATTGAAAATTACAAAGAATATGGAATTTAAATATTCAGGATAGGAGATATATAAACTATGCCATTAGCACCATCATGGAACGCAGGATCAACCACAGCGACGGGGCAGTCGTTCGCTGATGGTAGTGATGCCTATGCCAATTCCGGGTATGTAATCTCTTTTGAACATTTGCCTTCAGCGAATGCTGTTTTTTTCAAAGCCTTTATAACTGCGTTTAATGAAACGTTTACCTCTGATTGGTCCGGTGAATCGGTTTATGGTCGAGCCGATCCTATTTATATGTTTAAGCAGACCAAGCGAGATATCAATCTTGCTTTTAAAATTCCGGCCGCCACGCAGGCAGAGGCTTTTCAAAATTTATCGTCTGTTCAGCTATTAACACAATTTTTATATCCTAGTTATCGAAATCCCGATCAGGCAGACACCATAACTCAGTCGCCCCTCATTCGACTTAAAATTATGAACTTTGTAAAAACAAGTGTGTCAAACGCTTCCACCGGCGACGTTGGTGAATATTCCAACACAAGCGGCGGCACAGACTCTAGTTATGGTCTTTTGGGTGCTATTAAAAGTATTGCCATTGATCACTCTCTTGCTGCTCAAGATGGGGTTGTAGAATTGGGAGGCGGCGCCGTTCTTTCAAAGATTATTGAAGTCAATTTAAACTTTTCTGCCATTCACGAACATTCGTTGGGTTGGAGTACGTCAGGTTTTTCGAAGCCCGCTTTTCCTTATGGTGCAAACAAATTTGGGGCCGCCGAGGACGCCCCGTCTACTGGTGGCGGCACTGCCGGCACTGGCGGCGGAACGGGGCAGACTGCTAGCGAACAAGACGCCATGGCCGATGTCTCGGATATTGTTTTAGGCTCTACGACGGAGGAGATTTGCCGGGCGAACCCCGAGCAATGCGAAATTGATGCC